CTCGTAACGTTTATACTCCAGGCCAAATAAGGCATTCAAACCTGGTTCTAGTTCTTTAACTAGCTGTGCTCTACTTATAGCCATGTTTTATCTCCTTATCTATTACCCGTTAATCCCTGCAACACCGCCTTTGTATTGGTGTGCATTGATTCTAACAAGTACGTTAACGTTTGATGTTGCTTGATCACTGTTGTCAGGATCTTGAGAAATATCAATAGCCTGTAATACGAATGTAGACGAAGAGTCTGCAGTCGATACATCTAATGATTCTCTTGAAGAACCTGAAGCAGTGTCCCCTGCTGTAGCAGTGATTTTGTAATTGGCAAATAGATCGCCATTTGCAAAAGTCTCATCTGCTTTGATTTCGAAAACCACATTTGGGTCATCGATTACGTTCGCAATAATATCGTTAGCACTTACAGTACCTGGATAATAATTTTTGAACGTAGGCTTTTGAGTTGTAGGGTCAGTGTAGAATACACCGTTAAATACTCCAACAACAGGGTTAGTAGTAGCAGTAGCTCTAATGATAGTTCCATTATCACTTGCTGCAACTAGGTCGCCTTGGAATATTGCAGTACCGTAGTTCTTCAATATTCTGTATCTGTTTTGTGAGTTATTAAACGGAGTTCCACCTAACATTCTAGAAGGTCTCAAGCCAAAGTTTCCACTTTGATTAGCCATATTTTTTACTCCTTAGTTAAGTGTTTAGTTTAATAACCCGATGGCTTTTACTAAAAAATTATTTCTTAGTGCTACCACCGAAGGTTACTCGAGATTGCCTTTCAATATTGATTGGCATCTCAGGTCGTTGTTCCTTCATAAGATCTTGGTCAACCGCATCCATTTGTCCTTTAGTTTTTGAACTAAAGTATTCTTTTCGCGATTCCACAATCTCTTCCGGTATCCTTGCCAACACAAGGCCTCCTACGCCAACTACGCCCGCATTTTTTCCTTCTGAGATAACTGGGTAATCATTAGGACCGATTTGTTTTTCTAACTCATCTGCTCTAACAAGTTCCCAACCCTCTCTAAGTTTTTTTGACATGTTTCCAGTATCTTGGAATCCCATGCTCTCTGCTCTCAGCCATCGGTGTTTAAACCCTGCTGGAGGTGGCGGTGCGTCTAAGCTACTCGGAGGAGTCCACGGTTTTTTCCTAGTTTCCTTGGATCTAACCTCTGACTCGCGCGACGTCGTTTTCAGTTCTTTTTTCATATTAGCTCCTTATTTAACGTACTTCGCGTAATCCTCTGGTGACACCCCTAATCTTCTAGCAACAGCCAGCTGTGACTTGGTGAGTTTCACAGTTTTGCGTCCAGATTGATTGCGCTGTGCGGAAGCAACGGTTTGGACGGGTTTCCTTTGCTCCGTAGGTTTATTTTCCTCAACAGAAAACTTACCCGGGAAATACTCTTTCAAGCGCCTATTAAGTTCATTATAGTACATCTCTGAGTCTCCCACAATACCCTCACTCTTGATTTTTTTATCTAGTGCAAATGCAGCATCCGTCATGACTTCATCTTCACCGAACCAAGGATTTTCTTCAGCCCAAGCTTGCGCTTTTTCTGAAGGTTTTACAGGTTGTTGTGTGTTCTGCGGTTGGTTTTCTACTGGTTGAGAAACTTGTTGTGCCTTCAAAGATTGTTCTTTTTCTTCTCTTAAAATCTTTGCATTATTGACTTTCTCACGGTCAATAGCGACACGAATTAGTTTTTGATTCGCTTTTGCGATTGCAGCTCCATCTTGTTCTTGAATAGCTCTATCCAAATCTTGTTGTGCTGAAATCTCATCTGCAGTAACTCTAGCTTCATATTCTTTTAGATAATCAGCTTCCACTTTTGGAAACTTAGCTCTAATTTCATCAAGCTCTCTCTTAGCAGCTTTAGCAAAATCTAAAGCAGCGTCACGATCTCGTTCTGCAAATTTTCTTCTTTTAGTTAATTCAGTAATTCTTTCCTGAACACCTTTAGAATATTGATTTAAATCGTCTTTTGGTTTTTTAGGTTCTTCCTGAGTTTCTTCTGCTATTTCTACTTGGACTTTATCGTCTTTGTGTTGATTAACAGCTGTACCATCAGGCTCTACTTCACCAGAATATATTTTAGGTTCTGTAGATTCTTCTTGTTTTTGTTCTATCGTTACTTCTTGGTCCTGTAGACCGTCTGTATCTAATTCAACTTCTTGTTGATTTAGCGCTCCTGTTTCTGACATATCTTAGCTCCTTAATACGTATGCAGTATATCCTCTGGATTACTGATTGTTGCGATGATTTCATCATCGTTTAAAATTCGCACTTCACCGCCATCTATTTTGAAACGGCTTCCTGCGTATCTGCCAAAGATGATCCAATCGTTGACCTTACACCATGGACCTTCGGGATAACGATCTTTGTCTTTGTAGCAAAGATCACCCATCTTCAAGACTAAACCACAAACGGTTGTCATCTGAATTTTTTCTTGCGTAACATCTGAATAAATAATTCCGCCTTTAGTTTTTTTAGGTCCTGTATAAGGAAGCACTAAAATTCTCCATCCTGTTGGAGTCGGTAATTTATCGAGTTCAGATTGATCAATAGAATCTTTATCAAGATAAAGTTTTTCTATTTCTTCTTTTGATTTGTATGCGTTGAGTAAGCCTTCTTTTTTGGCTGGTATTTCTTCGTTATTATGTTCCTGCGCCTTCGGCGTTATTATCGTCATTATATAGCTCCTGTTTCTTCAGCAAGTCCTTAAGATCTTGTTGCAGATCATTTATAGATCTGATTTGTCCTACAATATATTGATAGGATCCCCAATTGTCAACACCAAATGTGATCTTATCGGTTAAAACTTCTTTTCGTTTATCTAAACGTTTGCTTATTGCTTTTAAAGTATCGTAGTCCACTACTTACGCTTTATCAGATCTGTTGCCTTAAGTCCATAAACAGATGCAATGACTCCCACAAAAATAGTTTGATACCAGAACGGAAGTTCCGAGAAGTATTTGAAGAAAAGTTGCATTTTGTCCATCGCTGACGGATCCTCTGACCAAACCGCCCAAGCTAATAAAACGATGGGCGCCGACAATAAAAGCAAAATGAATTCGTCTTTCCAGTCCGATTGTCTAGCCTCTAATAATTTACCTTGATATTCAGCTTCACCATTAGCCATTTTTTCTGCATGACGCATTTGTGCATCAGACATTAACATTTTTGTTTTTTGGCGGTTCTGATAGATATGCGAACCCGCTTTAAATGCCATACCTATCAGATTAAACCATGCCATAATTATTTCTCCGCTGATTTTTTTACATCTTCAGCAAAATCAGTCCAGAATTGGTTAACTGCTTTAAAGTAACCACTCCAAAATTCTTTTACTTGTGAGTATGTAGGTATTTCAAATTTGTAATTTGGAAACATTGTAAACTCCTTAGTTTGTGTTGCAATGCATCATATAATAGTTAATATTTCTTTGTCAACTTACGTCTATTAGACATAACTTTGCCACATCCTTTAGCAATCCCACCTTTTTTGTAACTAAAACCTTCTAAGTTACGTTCTTTAAACGTATTTTGACCCGGTAATGTTCCGCCACCTTTAATGGCTTTAAAAATACTTATAAAATCTCTAAAATTTCCTCCTTTTAAACGATTCATAAAACTTTTTTGCATATTTTTATTAATTTCACCCATCGCTTTTCTAGAAGCGCCTAAAACATCTAAATTTCCTTTAGCTGGTGTGCTTATTCCTTGTGACGCAGGTCCTTTTACGGGTGGAGGGCCAGATGTTTTACCTGCCATACCCCCTTCTTGTTTCTTTTCTACGCCTTTTATTTTACCTTTGTTACGTGAAGCGTAAAAAACAGTTTCACCTTTTTTAGATCCATACTGTTCTTTCATGGATTTCATAATTTTTTTACCTTTTTTAGTTAGAGGCATTTCTTTTCTCCTGTTCTAGCTTCTCTTCTTGAACTTTTACTCTTCGTCTTTGAATTTCTTCGTTCAAATTTAATTTATCTTCGTCTAAAAACTGTTTTGCCGTAAATTTTTGACGTTCAAATTCTCTTTTTTCATCATCTTCTTGTATTTTTCTTTGAATATCAAGTGCCCTTAGGTCAATTTCTTGTTGTTTAAGCTGAACTAGAGGGTCTTGACCTGTTGCCGCTTGGAATTGTCTTTCCATAGCAACTAAATTTTGTGTTTCAACTGCAATTTCTTCTGCAACTTTAGACTCAAACAACATTGCAAACTCTTCGGGTTGTTGAAGTTGAAGTTGTTTCATCTCTTCGCTCTCTAACATTTGAGCCAAAACTCTATTTTTAACTTTTAAACCTACGTGTTGAGACACATGCGCTTGCATTAACGCGTAAACCTGAGGATTAATTTGAACCATACGCGATGTCATAAAGGCCATGTGTGCATTAATGTGTGCATCATGGTTTTGTTCAGGGAATGCTTTTGGAATAACCATCTGTAAAGCTCCAGAATTTTCTTGTGCAGGGTCAATGGGTTTTGGAGGCTCGGGTGGCGGTTGGAGGATGGCTCCTATATTTTTAACTCCTAATGATTCATACATTCTTTTGTAAGCTTCATGTAAATTATGAATTTGTGGATTAGATTGCGCGAGTTGTAACTCGGTCTGAGCTAACTGAATTCTTTGTGCCATAGAAAAGATATTAGGATCCGCAACAGGAATCACATCTACTTTATCATCAAAGTCTGCTTGTTTAATAATTCTTGATGCTCCATAAACATCATAAGGATATTCTGGAGGTAAATAAGTTGAAAAGACATTTGCTAATAATTTAAATTCTTGTTTCTGTGCGTAGTAACAACGTTTGTGAATCGCTGACATGACACGTGATCCACGTTCTAATAAGGCAATCGTCGTTCCAACAGCTGCAGTTTGATTCGCATCCCCAACTTGCATATCCGCAATCATTGCGAAACGTTTCCCTGCATCTACGCAATACCCTAACAACTGGTAAAGCGTAGTTGAAGGTTCCGTGAAAGGGAGAAGTTGAAACTGATCTTTGATATTTCCACCAGGAGCATCCACATCTCTAAACTCACCGGGTTGTAAAGGCTCAGCATCATCACGAATTCTTAATCCTCTAGATTTAAATCCTGCAGGTAAATTTTTTAAAGTGGCTGCATCTAATAATTGTCTTAACGCGGCAGTCGCAGCACGAGATAATCCGCCGATCATATGGATTAAACCAAACCCATAAAATCCTAAACCCGGTAAAAATTTGTAATGAACAAAATAATGTTTTCTTTTTTTCAATTCATCATTAGGTTCATAGTTCCTGTAGATTGAAAGAATCTGCATGGAATCTTCATCAATGGTTACGACGTACGGGATTTTAACTCCGTTATCATCTTCAAAACCTGGTAAATCCAAGTTTACATGCATTTCAATTAGATTATATAAATCGTAATTTTGTGCTGTATTTTTAACCCCTTCTAAGTCATCATATTTCTTTTGAGCATCGTCTTCTTTCATTTGGGGTTTAGGTAAATCTAAATCACGATAGAAACCTGAAACTTGTAACTTTCTTAAATCATTAGCGTTCATTTTAACAATTTGAGTAATTCTTTCTGCATCATGTAAATCTGATGCATTATAAGGAACCACTAAATCTTCAGCTGGAATAAATTTAGAAACCGCTCTTTGTAACAAAGAATCATAATAAACTTTTTTAAACGTCGATCCTGCAAGCGGTAAGTAAAATAACATTTGATCAAAATCAGGAGTGTATTCTTCCATCACATCTGAAATTTGATAGTTCATAAAATCTTTAACACGAAGCGCTTGTTGCTCCTTCACTTCATCAATCGCTCCTACAATCTCGGTTCTTACAGGGCCATCTGCAGGAAGAAGTTCTTTAAAAGCTTGGGCTTGAAACTGTGTTGCAGATTCTGCAAGCAAAGGATGAGTGACTCCAGAAGCTCCAATGAAAGGTCGGGTTTGAGCTTCATATTTAAATCCTAAAAGATCTAGACCTTTAACATAATTATCGACCCAGTCTTTTCTAGACATCTTATCATTTTTGTAATCTTCAAGAAGTTGAATAGCTAAACCCCTAAGCTGTAAGTCATCTAACGTTTCAGCTAAGTTGTCATAGAAACCTACACTGGTCTCCTCCATCCGTTCGCCAGCTAACAGATTATCGTCTTCATCAACAACGGTATCTACGGTCTCTGCGTTTAATGGATCAACGGAGTTATCCGCATCGTTCACTATTTCTAATTCATCTTCAAATTCACTTGACATTAATATACCTTAAAGTTTTTCTTTCTTGCTTTACCTTGACCTCGGCAAACCATTCCACCTTGTTTAAATTTTTTTTCAAAACCTAAAGTGAATTGTTTATTGCCTCCTGATTTAGATACACCCGCTCGAAAACCATTTTTACTATAGGTTCCTTTAACCACGTCATCTCCTTTTAAACTTCTTTCATAGCTTCCTTTAAATGAACCTTTTTCAATACTTCCGACGTAATCTTTTTTACCTTTTGAGGCTCCGTGAATAAAAGTATCTTTACCTGTTTTTTTCACTCCATACACAAATGGCTTTTTGTCGGTAGGATCAACATCCACTCCGAACTCTGAAAAATTTTTAGGCATTTTTTTAATATCTGTTTTAGGACCTTGTCTTGGAACTCTGTTACTTGTCTCTTCAATTTTTTTTAAAATTTCTTTAACTTTGCCTCCCTTTTTCATTTTCATCATTCCACCTTGTTTCGCACCCTCTGCTTTAATTTCAGGTGTTGCTTTTTTTCCTCTTCCAATTTGTTCCTTTTTCTTTTTTTCTCTGTACTCACTTAGTTTGGATGAACCAATCGTACTACCTAGAAAAACAGGAACGCCCACCATAAAAGGTGCATTCATTTTTGCCATATCTTTTGCCATCTCTTTAGCCCCTTCTCTAAGAGAAGACTTTTTTCTATTCTTAGGTGTTTTTTTAAATTTAGGTTTAATTAATAACTCACCACCTGACTGATATCCTTTTACACCATATTTCTCCTTAGCTCCTTCAATGCCGCCTGCAGCGGTTTGGGCTTGTCCTAATTGTTCTTGCATGTATTTTTGAGGATCAACTTCACCTAAAGTGTCGACAACTGTTTCTGCTATACTTTTAACCATAATATGTATGTTCCATTGTTAAACGCTCTTTTGCTTCCACAATCTCATCAAAATCTGCAGAAACAAAACTGCCCTGTCTATATCTTAACATAGCTTGGGTCATGCTGTCGACATAGTCATCGTGTTCTCCGTTAGGAAATGCAGCGACCTCTTCAATGACATCAAGTGCAAATTGTTCTCCCTCTGGATAATACACCATACCAGATGCAAACAAAGGTGCAACCGAATTAAGCCTTGTAAACTTATCTTTTCCACGTGTAGGAGTAAAATCCATCACAGGAATCCCCATACGTCTAAATTCTTGTAACAAAGGCTGTCCTGTGGCTTTCGCCTCAATCACAACGGCTTCCGGTTGCCAGTATTTATATTGTTCTAATGCAATATTTTTCAAATCAGGGAAATCATATCGACCGCGCATGGCATCGACTAAAATAATAGCTGGGTCTCCGCCCTCCTCAGGATAGAATACGCCCCACGTAGTAATCGCTGAGTAATCTGCTGTTTCTTTTTTAGAATAAGCCGTATCGTAAGATTGGATCACAAAACTTAAATTAGGAATGTCTCCCCTCCAAGGCCTCCACCATTCTCTTTTGACCAGAGCTCCTTCTTCCGACGTCGGGTTTTGCATATACTGTGCGTTCCAG